TAGTCCCCATTAAACCAGAATACACCAGTTTTATCAGATATATTGCCACCAGTATTATTATACCAGGCATTAGCCCAAGTAAGAGGTAGTAAGGCATAGCTAGTAGATTTTAAATCACTGGAAAGATACCTTGTACCTGCTGTTCTGGTTAAAGGAGCCCCAACATTAGCACCATCTCTGTAATTGAACTGACTATTATAGTATTGCTCAATATTACTTTCACCTAATCCCCAGCAATCGTTAAATCTATTACCACAACCAAAATTAACAGGTTTATTTGCTACCCAAGGTTGTGTACTATTAGTACTACTATAGCTATTATCTAATTGACGATCAGCAACTAAAGCTGCAACACCGGGGTTATTACCGCGAACATTTTGATAAGCGGACACTTGATTTAAACTAGCTAAAAATCCCATACCATATTTGTTTGGACTACCATGTTGAGAGCATACAAAAGGTGGTACATTATTAGCAGCAGTATTCCAAGGATCTGTTCTTGTGTATTGTCCTACAAAATGTATGCCTCTATAGTAACTTGTATTGTCAAGGTGTGCGCCTGCAGGAAATCCATTTTCTCTTTTTACACCGGCTCCGTTAAAACTAAACATAAAACAGTTATCAGTTATGTACATAACTGCACCTGTTAAACTAGTACCCATGAAACTGCTATCATAAAAACCACTAGCTGGAGAAGCAGGAGATTGATTTGTTAATGTTAAAGTGCCTGAGCCACTTGTAGTAGAGGTACCAAAATTAATAGTACCTATAGCCTCACCAGTTAGCGTGCTGATTGATGTACCTGCAGTATTCCAAAAATTATATACATAAGGTGCGCTAGACCCATAAGATTCATTATAAGCTCCAGGGTCTGAAAATTGCACTACGTGTTTATCGTTGTTGGGCCTATCATATCCAGCAAGTTCTATGTTCCAGCTATACGCCCACGCACTAGTAGTAGGTTTATAAAAAACAGATTTAGTATTGCTGGTAAGTGCAGTTATACCTGTGCCACTATTCCATATAGCACTATTTGTTCCATCAATAAGTGCACCTAAAGTTGCATTAGCTGCGGTTACCAAAGTCTTTAAATTAGTACCTGTAGCTGGTCTTTGATTAATTAAATAATCTAATATTTTAAAAGTATACTGTGGATTAGTTCCGGTATGAAAAAGTAATTTTATAAACATTTTATGTTCCTACTGTAGGGGTAGCTGTATCTTCAGGTACCTCTGCTGGTACGTATAATTCTGGTTGAACAGGAGTATCAACCGCTGGATCTTCTGTATACTCTGCTACTATAACTTGACCTGGAAAATCTGGTTTAATAGATCCACCTTTTTTAAACATAACGTACCAACTGGTTTGATCTGTAGAGTGTATTTTTATTTCTTGGCAGTTTATACCGTACTCAGTAATTAAATTGCAAAAATCTTGTAACGTATGACAAGTTTCTGTAGGTATTATATATAAATATTCCCATTCAGTACGAGTTTGATAAAACTCAGGAAAGTTTAAATGTTGGACAATTGATTTATAATTCATGTTATTTTATCCGTAAACAAAAGTCATATTAAGGTTTGCAGCAGAAGTTCCTGCGGCAGTAATATCTACTGTTAAGTAGTCGAGGGCTGAAAGAGCAATACTAACATTTGAGGTAGTAGTAGTTGTACTAGCAGAAACTGTAATAGTTTGTATAGCAGTACCATTCTTTTTAACAACTAAAGTAGTGTCTGAGGAGCCTGCTGTTTGAAGAATACTAACTATTTTAGTAAGAGTAGCTGAGTTAGCAAGGTAAAAACGTAAAGTACCTGTATTAACAGTTAAGCTACCAGAGTATAAGTAATTTTTAGTAATATTACCTGTGGGTCCTGCAGGACCTGAGGTTCCTATTCCTGTAGCTCCCATTAGCCCAGAGGCACCTGTAGCACCTTGATACCCGCTAGCACCTGATGCGCCTGTGGCACCTTGACCAGTAGCACCTTGATATCCTGTAACACCTGTAGCACCTGTAGTACCTTGTAGACCTTGTACACCTTGTCCAGTTAGTCCAGAGGCACCTGTTGCTCCTATTGTACCTGTGGCACCTGAAGCACCTTGATACCCTGTGACACCTGAAGCACCTGTAGCACCTTGATATCCTGTAGCACCTTGATATCCTGTGACACCTGAAGCACCTGTGGCACCTTGACCTGTGGCACCTTGTAGTCCACTAGCACCTGTGGCACCTATTGTACCTGTTGCTCCTGATGCACCTGTAGCACCTTGACCAGTAGCACCTTGCAGTCCGCTGGCACCTGTAGCACCTGTAGCACCTTGATATCCTGTAGCACCTTGATATCCTGTAGCACCTGAAGCACCTGTAGCACCTTGACCTGTAGCACCTATTGTACCTTGATCACCTGTAGCACCTTGGTCACCTGTAGAACCTGGTTGTCCATTAGTACCATTAAATCCTTGNATACCTGAAGCACCTGTAGCACCTTGATAGCCTCCTGGAGGGCCNCTAGATCCTGTAGCACCTACTGCACCACCTATAACATTAAGAGTACCGTTTGCTCCAACAATTCCGGTTACTGTTCCAGAAGCATAATTACTACCACCTTTAGTTATAGTAGTTACTAAACCAGCTATAGGAGTTGTACCACCTGCCGCTCTAAAAGTTATGCTAGTAGAGCTAGGTACAGATAATATAGTATAAGTACCTCCAGTACCTAAACTACCTACATTATTAGTTGCTGTTATTACATCGTTAACGGCTAAACCTGTGGTAGAGCCTATACCGGTTATTGTTGCAGTCCANGGGCTAGTATATGTATACGATAGTCCTGAACCTACTCTAACTCCACCTAGGGTTGTTGAGCTTGCATCAGGTAGAACATAGTAGTAAGCACTTAAACTACCGGAACTTACCCACGCTTCTCCATTCCAAGCCCAGGATTGTCCACCTGTTGTGGTAGTTTGGTAAAGTGTGGGATTATCTGGAAAAGAAATTGGCATATATTACTCCAATGGGCTAACAGGCCACACAGCAGTATCTAGACTAGTGTATGTATTTGTCATGTCTCTTAATGCTTGCCTATACATTAATACTTCTTGAAACTTTTCTTGTGTTAAAGTTAGTGGTAAGTTTAAAAGTTGTTCTTCTTGACGACGTTGTAGTACCCAATCAGTCATATATAAAGTACCATCTCTAACATCCCTTAAAGTTACTTCGTAAGGTTTTGGTAGTTTTTCGTGATATTGTCTACAATATTCTGTAATAGCAGATTTATTGTCGTCTAACCATATCATCTCTACTAAAGTACTACCACTAACAACAGTTGGTGGAGTACCTAATCTTTCTATTATCCAATGGGATCTAGTAGGCTCCCAATTTAATAAGCCTACTTGAAAAGGGAAACCAATAGCTGTAATAAACTCAGTAGCGCTTGAAAAACTGCAAGTTATGCCATTAAGTCTACAACTAGCAGTGTCATTATAGGTATCTATTTGTATATATTCATGTATCATATTAATATAAGGTTTTAGTAAGTTGAATAAAACACAACTTTATTTCGTCGGGTTGGAACATTACAACATTAGGATTAGAGAAAGTATGTGAATGAAACATACTAAAACTACTGTGATAGTAGGCGGTGTCAGTACCAAATCTAAAAGCCTGACCACTAGTATGATAATGAGTCCATGCTTCAGTACTTAGACCTCCTGAACTAAATGGTGCNNTATAAGGAGTATAAGTATTATGAGCAGTATTCTCATCACTTGAATATCCAAGAAAAAAGTCTACCATATTTGGTGTACCATTACTACCATTACATACTTTCCAATAACTAGGCAAATTAGCAATATTACCTGTATACATAACTATTATGTTNTCTTCAGCAGTCATTTTAGAACCTANTTTCCAGAGTTTTAGTAANGTTCCTAGAAGTGTAGCACCNGTTATGGTTCCNGAAAGGCTGTGCGAGTGAGATAATCCTGAACTGCTATTTTCAGCTCTAAAAGCTAAGGTATTTGTTCCACTAGCAAAAGTACTTCCAAGAAAACTTGTTGGTCCATGAGTGTGACTACCTTGTTGATCAGTAAATCCAGATATACTACGCTGTGTAGCATAGTTATTAGCATATGTTGATCCACCTCTTATATATCTGTTTTGATTTATTGATAACTCTTTTGTACTTCCTGTTATTTGAGTAGCTTTACTAATTATTGCATTAGCAGGAAAATATTCTTGATCCTGAGTAGCTTCTAATAATATATAGTCTGTACTTGGAGGATTTAAATCAGTTCCGGCACCTAGGCTATAGAACAAAGAATGTGCGTGACTGCCCCCACCTAGAGTATATGACATTACTGTTGAATTTTGTGGATTAGCGATGCCGTTTTCTTTAACTATAGTTAAAGGGCCTGAGTGATACCCAGCACTACCTGTAGTTGTTCCGCCGGCACCTAGCTGATCGTTATTATTTGGTGTTACTGTACCTATTTCAGACTGTGTTGCAGTGCCTTTTATAAATTTTCCGTCTGCTGCAGAGTACCTAGTCCAACCTGTTAGACTAGGTACTGAGCTTCCAGAATACATAATAATTGCACCTTGAGGAATATGCCAGTAATCTGGCACTACATAAGGAGTATTAAACCCCTTAGTGATTAGTGATGATATTCTAGGCATTTTTATCCATAAGTTGTTAAGTTACCTAGTACTGTCCAAATATTACTTGTTGCAGTACCTATAAATACAAGAGTTACTAATTCTGTTTTATATGGTGTTGCTATTGGAGGTACTTGATTTTGCCATAACAGTGTTTGAGATGAACCATTAATTGTTATGTTATTTGGGATATAGGATATAGACCCCTGTGTAATAATCAAACTAACTGCAGTAGCTATATACTGACCTTCTGGAACATTAACAAAGTTAAGTGTTATGTTAGTTGTTGAACTAGCTAGGGAGAANATCGCTCCTGCGTTATAGTTTAAAGTTACTGCTTGTGAAACTATAGTGGCTGGAGTATATTTTTCTGAAGTTGCTTGTAAGTTAACAGTACCTGTAAAAGTAGGACTACTAAACATAGTAGCTTTACTTTCATTAGTAACATTATTAAGTGTTGCTGGAGTAGGAGGTACGCCTCCTGAATACGCTAACCAAACTTCTTCTGGTGCATAATAGATATTAAGAGTACCAGTATTAGTGCTTAACCACATTAATCCATCGGTTGGATTAACTGGAGCANTNGCTGATTCTATTAATTGAGCAGAACCTGTTGCTCCTGCTGGAGCTGCTGCAGTTATACTCCAAGGTGTAGCAGAGGCATCTGATGAACTTATTACTGTACTGGCATTTATTACTAAAGTAATACCTGAGTAACTGGTTATAACACCTTCTAAAACATTAGAATAAACTCCATTAATAGTTTGTCCGGTTCCAGTCATTCTTACATACTGACCAACTGCAAAAGCTGACTGACTAGTATCTCTATTAACTATAAAGGTTTTAGATCCTGTAGATACAGTTACTGTAGTTGTAGAAGTAAGTGGATTATATCCAATACCTGTAGCACCTGTAGCACCTGTAGGACCAGCAATACCGTCTAAACCTGAGGCACCTGTAGCTCCTGAGCCAGTAGCACCTTGATATCCAGTAACACCTGAAGCACCTGTAGCACCTTGATATCCTGTAGCACCACTAGCTCCTGTAGCACCAGCACCTGTAGCACCTTGTAGTCCTGAGGCTCCTGTTGCTCCTATTGTACCTGTAGCACCTGNAGCACCTTGNTANCCTGAAGCACCTGTAGCTCCTGAGCCAGTAGCTCCTGTTGCTCCTATTGTACCTATAACACCTGAGGCACCTGTAGCACCTTGATATCCTGTAACACCTGTAGCACCTGAACCAGTAGCNCCTNNATANCCTGTAACACCTGTCGTGCCTTGATAACCTGTAGCACCTGAACTACCTTGATATCCAGTAGCACCTGAAGCACCTGTGGCACCTGAGCCGGTAGCACCTTGATAGCCTGTAGCACCTTGTAGACCTGATGCACCTGTACTACCTATAGTACCTGTTGCTCCTAGACCTGTAGATCCTCTTAATCCTGATGCTCCTGTAGCACCTATAGTACCTGTAGCACCTTGATAACCTGTTACACCTGAAGCACCTGTAGCACCTGCACCTGTTGCACCTTGAACTCCTGTAGCACCTTGATAACCTGTAACACCTGAAGCACCAGTGGCTCCTGTAAATCCTGTTGCTCCTGAAGCACCTGTTGCTCCAGAACCTGTGGCTCCTGTAGCTCCTATTGTACCTTGAATACCTGTAGCACCTTCGTATCCTGTAGCACCCTGATAACCTAGTCCTCCTGTAGCACCTAATCCGGTAGCTCCTTGAAANCCTGTAGCTCCATCATATCCTTGACCACCTGTAGCACCTATACCAGTTGCTCCTTGTAAGCCTTGAATACCTGAACTACCAGTTGCTCCTATTGTACCAGTTGCTCCTATTGTACCAGTAGCACCTTGATATCCTGGACCACCTGTTGCACCTTGACCAGTAGCACCTTGAACTCCTGTAGCACCTTGAACTCCTGTTACACCTGTAGCACCTAAACCAGTTGCCCCCTGTAATCCTTGAATACCTGAACTACCTGTTGCACCTTGATAACCTGTAACACCAGAACTACCTGTTGCTCCTTGATAACCCGCACCACCAGATGCTCCCATACCTGTAGCACCTTGAAAACCTGAACTACCTGTAGCACCTATATAGCCTTGTGGTCCTGTTATACCTTGTGCACCTGATAGATCTGATACATAAGAATATGTAGTACCATTCCATAAGTATAATCTTGAATTTTCAGGATTATCAGTACTAGTGGTTTCAATTATAGCAAATTGTCCTGCTACAATACCAGTTGGGCTAGTATCTGCATTAAGTGCGGCTACTGATAGGTAACTTTTTGCTATTGCAAAACCTAATCCTGAATCACCTTTAATACCTGTAGCACCTTGATAACCTGTGGCACCTATACCACCAACACCTGTTGCTCCTTGATAACCTGTGGCTCCACTGGCTCCTGTGGCTCCATTTAATCCATCAAGACCAGTTGAACCTTGATAACCATATCCAGTTGCTCCTACATAACCTTGAACACCTGAAGCTCCTGTAGTTCCTGTAAATCCAGTTACACCTGTTGAGCCTTGTAGACCTGATGCACCTGTAGTACCAGTTAGTCCTGTAGGACCTGCAGTACCTGTTGCACCGGTAGCTCCTGGTAATCCTGTAGCACCTGTAGCACCATCATAGCCTTGGCCACCAGAAGGACCTGCTTCACCAGCGTATCCAATACCTGTTGCACCTTGATAACCTGTAACACCTGAACTGCCTTGATATCCTGATACACCTTGTAGTCCTGAGGCTCCTGTAGCACCTGTTTTACCTGGTGCGCCTTGAACTGAATCTGCTAAGGTTAGATATTCAAGTTGAGTAGTATTTGCAGTAGTTTCGCTAGAATGGCTTAGCTCGATTAGTATTGTACCATCTATACTTCTATAACTGTTGTANTCTAGTACTTCTATTGCAAACTGGTTAAACCCGCCCGGAGACTGAACACTTCCAAAAGGTATAAAAGTAGCTGTTACATAGTTATATAGTTTAACGTATACTATGTGTGTACCACTGCCTGTATTAATGTTAAGTGATATTAAATTAAATTTTAAACTACCACTTAAACCAATATAAAATTGCGCTTTCCAAGGATCTACGCCCAGAGCACCACTGCCATTAACACCATCAGTGAAAGTAAGATAATTACCATCATTAAATGTTCTAATACGTAATATAGGGTCAGGAGTAGTATACATTGCTGGTGTTACAATACCTCCTCGCATTTCGAAGCCTGTTAACTCATAAACTATGGTTTCACGCTTAGGACCGGTTGATCCTGGTGCTCCGGCATATCCAATACCTGTAGCACCTTGAATACCTGTAGCACCTTGATATCCAGTAGCTCCTGTAGCACCAGTATACCCTGGTCCACCTGATTCTCCTTGAAAGCCTACACCTGTAGCACCTTGATACCCGGCCTGACCTGTAGCACCATTGTATCCCGCACCTCCAGATGCTCCCATACCTGTGGCACCTTGAAGGCCTTGTGGACCTTGAATACCTGAAGCACCTGTAGCTCCATTTGAACCTGCGGCACCTGTAGCTCCATCACTTCCAATATATCCACTGGCACCTTGTGGTCCTGTGGCACCTTGATAACCTGCTCCACCTTGAGCGCCTGAGGCGCCTGATGGACCTGATCCAGGTGCTGCCCAGCTTAGTAATCCTGAAGTATTACTGCTTAAAACATAACCATCTGATGATGGTGCTGTTGCTGGTAGCGTATAAATTGCTGAACCAGCGTCTGGTTGAGCTTGAATTCTAACAGACCCAGAAGTTGTTCCAGATACAGATAAAACTCCAGTAATTGTAGGGCTTGTAAATAAAGAAGCTCTATTTAAATTTTCTACATTACCTAAACCAACCATTGCGGAAGTAATTCCACTTACGGTACCTGTAAAGGTTGGAGACGCTATGTTAGCTTTTAAGTTTAAGGCTGTTTGTTGTGCTGTAGATACTGGTTTATTTGCATCTGAAGTATTATCAACATTGCCTAAACCAACAGTAGTTTTAGTTAATCCAGTTACTGAAGTAGCATTTGAAAAATCAACTGATCCTGTTAAGGAAGCCGAACTTGTTACAGCGGCTATGGCTGCTGCCGTTGCTACAGATACTGGTTTATTTGCATCTGAGGTATTATCAACATTNCCTAGACCAACCATTGATTTAGTAATACCACTTACTGTNCCNGTAAAACTAGGATTAGCTAANGGTGCTTTTAGGGCTAATGCATTAAGTACTGTAGTAGAAAAATTGGCATCNTTGCCTAAAGCTGCAGCTAATTCGTTTAGTGTATCTAAAGCACCNGGGCCGGAACTAAGTACAGCATCAATTTTTGCACTTACATATGCTAAGTTAGCNATCTGATTGGAACGATTAATACCACTAATGCCNCCTAAGGTTGTATTAGTGTATGTGCCTGTTAAAGCAAATGTTAAATTTGTTGCATTGCAACTTAATACTGTAAATGTTGAATTTACATTATTAACTGGACTAGTTGTTTGGGCCGGAACAAATCCAACAAGAGTTATGCTAGAACCTACAGTAAAAGGAGGTATAATTAAACTAGCAAAATTTACTGTAGCTATACCTGCTGTAACAGTAATGTTTTGTACATCTAATTGAGTTTCTAAACTTGCTGTTGGTACTGAGGGTATTCCTGTTAATATAGGAGAAATTTTAGGGGCAAGACCTGCAAGTGTATCTACTAATCCTGTAGGAATAGCCCCAATTTCTACAATTTTTGCATCTACTTCTGATTTAGTATATGTAGTAGCTTTAGCTGCTAATAAAAGTTCTGCTGCTTGTGCTCTTGTAGCTTCAAAGGCTATAGCTGNTGCTGTTGCTGTTGATACAGGCTTATCTTGNTCTGATGTATTATCTACATTTCCTAAACCTATAGTAGTTTTATTTAGACCTGAAGCTGTTCCAGTAAATACTGGGTTATCTTTACTTACAAAACCTGCTTC